TACAACCGAAATAGCCTCCACTCCGATTGCTTCGTCATCATTTAAAATTAATTCTATTATCTTCATAATTATATAATGTTTTTTTTGTTGTTTTTTGTATTTTAAATTGATGCACCGCTAATTATATTTCTATCTAACTCTTGAGAAGTAGATATATCCCCAGAAACTACAAATGCTTGAACGGGTTGTTGAGATTGCCCACCGATTGCACTTGCTAACTGATCGGTACTACTTGCTCCGACAACATTAAACGCTGGAGGCAAACTCGGAACGCTTGGAATATTTGGAGTACTACCAGCAACAGAACTACCGCCACCACTTGATTTCGGTATTTTTACAGATGCTATTTTTTTAACGTTTGCAAAACCTACAACCCCCGTTGCAATAGCTTGAGCAATTGCGTATCCAGGAACGGGTACACCAGAAAAGGCTTTTAATTGTCCAGAAATAGAGGCATAAGTATCAACTAACGAAGAGGCTATTGCGATACTTTTACCCGTCGCAGTTTCTTGCCCTAATACCCCAGAGATAGAAGATAATGCTGAGGAGTAACCATTTAAAGAACGCATTTTTTCAGCGTTTTCTAATTCTACAATTTTAACTCTTGCTTTCGAAAAAGTTTTCAAAAGTTTAGCTCTGTCTTTTTCGTTGATGTTTTCGTCTAATAATAAAGCTGAAGATCTCTCGTTTAATATTTCTCTTTGCCTATCAAATTCTAAACTATCAAATTCATCAGATAGAATTAATTTTTCAGCTTTTCTTTTTGATAAATCCTCAGCATCTTTGTCTTCTTTAGCTTTTTTAGTATCCGCCTTTATTTTGTCTTTTTCGTCAAAGATTGCTTGTTGATTATCTTTAGCAATTTCGCCTTGTTCTCTTAATAAAGCTTCTTCTTCTGATTTTTTACCGAAAAACTTTCGTGCAAGTTTAATCCTATTATCATACGCTCTTTTGATTTTTAAAAGAACTTCTTTTCGTCTATCATCTTCTGTTAAAATTGATCCTTTTCTAATCTCTTCTAAAGCTTTAGCACGTTCCTTTTCCGCTTTTAATCTTATTGCGGTTTCGTCTTCGGTTTCCTCAACAACAGTTATTATCTTGGTTTCTTTTGCTTTTTTTACAATTACCTCTTCTTCAATACCAAGCTTTTTAATTAGATCATTTTTACCCTTTAATAATTTGTTACCTTTTTCTTGTTCATCATTGAAATTTTTATCCGCTTTGTTTAATGCGTTTGTTTGTTGCGTTAGTCTGGCGGTTTCTTTATTTAAGTTATTTAATCCGTTAACACCTAAAACAAATCCTTCATTCCCTTCTAACCTTAATTTATTTTGCTTAATTGAAATTTCATTTAATTCCTTTATAACATCATTTGGAGAAGTTGATTTAATTTTAATACCTAAATCACTATACTTTTTCCTTAATACAATAATTGAATCTAAAACTGTTTTTTCTTTTTCAAATTTATCTTTTAAAGCGTCTGCAGATTCTTCTGCTTGGTCTTGGATTTCTTCTTGTCTTTCTTGAATAAGTATTTTATTTATTAAAGAACTATTTACTTCGTCTATTGCCTTTTTTAAATCTTCAGTACTTACAGTTTCGCTATCTATATTTTTTAAAAAATTTGGATATTTATCTTGTAAATTATCTATTACTTTTATTCTATCTCTTTGAGCTTTTAATAAATCTTTTTCACTTGTCGTTGTATCATTTATTTTTTTATCAAAAGAATCTAATTGTACTTCTGATTTAAACAAAGCAAATCGTTGATCTTCTAATTCATCCGTTACGGATTTTGTTGGTGTTATAAAGTTTAAAATTGCAGTTGTAGATTTTACAATTCCCCTTGTAATACGATTAAAAATTCCTTCCCCGTCTTCAATACTTAATAAAAATCCTTCCCACGCTGATCCAAGTTTAGTAGTATCCCCCGCGAGATTATCAAGTCTAACCTCAGACATTTTTTTCGCAGATCCCTCAGCACCTAAAAAGTCTTTTTCTAATTGATTTATTTGTTCTCCGCTTTCTGCTAAACTTAAAAAAGATTTCGCTCCAACAACACCAACCAAATCAATAGCGGTATTTAATTTATTTGTAGAGTTTTTTATTTTCTCCATACCCTCCTCGAGAGTAATTCCTTTTTTGTTTAATTCTATAAAAGTTTTAGATAAACCCGTACCAGCAACACTACCCTTTAAACCATTGTTGGCTAAGACTCCTAATAATGCAGAGGTTTTTTCAATAGATACACCCGTTGCTCTTGATGTTGGTGCAACTAACTTTAAACTCTCCCTTAAAGACTCAAAATTTAATGCAGAGGATGAGGTACTCAATGCCATTACATCAACGACCCTTTGCGTATCTTTTGTATCTAATCCAAAAGATCGAATAGTCGAACCCGCTAATTCTGATGCACTTGCTAAATCAACCTCTAAAGAAGAGGCTAAATCTAAAATTGCTGGTGTTGAATTAGCTATATCCGATGCAGTAAAACCTAATTTTGCAAGTTCTGTTTGTAGCTCCACAACTTGAATAGCAGTAAACTGTGTAGATGCTCCTAATTCTTTCGCTTGATTACTTAATACACCCAACTCGTCAGCAGTTGGAGAGGCTACCGCTTTTAAGGTACTTAGACTTTTTTGAAACTTAGCACCCGTCTCATTAGCAGATTTAAACAAAGCAACCATACTACCAAGAGCAACAACAACAGCACCAATCCCAGAAGAAATTAAGGCTGTTTTTAACTTTCCAAGCATCGGAACAGCTGAGGCAATAGACGATTTTAATCCAGAAAATCCAGAGGTTAAACCTTTACCCGTTGCTCCAGCTTCTTTCTTTACTCCAGAAACTTTACCTTTTAGACTATCAAGTTCTTTCCCAGCCTTACCCGTTTTTGCTTCTATCTCAATTATTACTTTATCCATTTCATGTTTTGTTTATGCCTTGTAAATATTTCTTTAAAGCTATCGGGAAACTTATTCTTTCCTTTTGCTAATTGTACAATCTCAGCGTTACAATTAGTATCTTTTAATAAATCTAAAATTTCTTTTATCATAGGTCGTTTAATAATTCTATCTGAGATTTTCCCGTCTTCAAATTGGTTGATATTGAATTAATCTTGTAACTACTCCCAGAGATTTGGAAACGATCTGCTAACGAATAATTTAATAATATTCTTAAAGGCAAATAAGCGGTTACTTTTGTAATCCTATTTGATTTATTAAAAATGCTTGTAATGTAATTACTATGATAATCTTTAAATAATGTATTTAGGTTTTCAACTCCTTCCCATTCATCTGGCTCAGATGCGAAGTTGATAGATGGTTGATTGGCAAAAGGTGTAACGTTCATGTTAGAGTTACATGGAGCGAAATACGTTGCAATACTTGTTTGCCTAATAGCAATATTATCAGCGTCAACTCTATCGACAAAAGAAATTGTATCTGTCTTTAATGCATTATAAAATAAAATAGGTTTACCGATATAACTTTCTTGGTTATCATCAACACAAAAACCCCATTGAACTTCTGTTAAACTTGCATCGGATAAATCCAAAAGCCTCTCAAATTTAAAATGTTCAAATGGTATTGTATAGTTATAAATACCCCCAGAAAACTTTAAACTACTATCTTCGTTATATTCTATTTTTCCCCATTCTTTATTAAATAGCTGATCATGTTGTTTAGCTAAGAAAGTTCCTAAGCCATCGTAAGTAAAATTTATTTCTCTAAATGGTAAAGCGGTATTAGATTGGCTTTTTGTTACATCTAAATATTTAGTAATATCATAATTAATCCCACTACTATAAAAACTGTCTAAGGTTTTTACAACTATTACACTATCTTTTACAAACGCAACTAAATTAAACATCTTAAAAATTGATGTAAGAAAATCAAGCACTTTCATTTTAGGAATCTGTTGCGTAATAATTAACTCAAAATCATCATTCTTTATAAAACTTGTATTTACAAAAGAGGTCGGAAAAGCTGAATTACTATTCGTCCAAGTAACCGAAGTAAATACAATCGTAGTCGTTGATGTCATCTCAACCCTATAATTAGCATTCGTATCATTTGTAATAGGCATCACATAAGAAACAGTTCCGCTAATATTACCGCTTGTAATGATTGCAACGTTATTTCTATAAACTGTAAAATTATAGTTAGCACCTCCATCGGGAACAAATGCCAATGAAAGGGTAGGCGAAGAACTATTGAAAACAGTTAGCACATTATCAACCATCTTATCAAATGTATTTGAAGTATCATCTGTCCAACCGACAACGGGTAAAGTTGACGATGTTAATTGTCCCCCGTTTGTTGCCTTCCCTTTTGTTCTATGTAGCCACATATACAAATCATCAAAATACGTGTTTGATGTTCCAGCACTTGAAAAGAAATCAGCACTAAAAGAAATCCCGTATTTATCTTCAATAGCTTTTATTATAATCTCTAATCTAATAGCATACTTTAACTCATTCCATTTAACGCCATGTATATTGTTCCCTCCCCCATTTTGAAAATATAAATTACCACTATCCGCAATATGTTCGCTTGTTTTATAATACAGTCTTTGAGTATGCGTAACTAATGGAACTTGTAGAGGTTTAGCATAGTTAACACCGTCTACTGTTTTATTTAATCCCGTTGTTAAATAACTTTGTATATCTGGGTAACTGTAAACAATAGCACTCCCATCAGATTGCTTTTTGTTAAAGTTGTTCAACCAAGATAAGTCTGAAAGCTGATCATCCCCTAATAAGTTTTTTAAGGATATTGTATTCCCGAAAAAAGTTATCTTATAAGTGTGAGCTAAATTATCTTTTAAATCGACACCTTCTAATTTTATGAATCCATCTTTAAAAGGCAAATCATTTAATTCAATTACAGAAGACACTCTTATTCTTGCATCAAAACCGTTAGTAATATCGTAGTTATAGAAATGTTTAAATATCTTATTATTTAATTTTGAGGCTGGTAAGCTGAACGTTTTAGAAAACTCCGTAAATACCTTATCAATATCTAAAACTGATTTAATCGTATCGGTGATCGTTACGCTCTCATCCTTAAACATATCTACTCGTTGCCCCTCAATATATAATTGAATTTTCTGCATTTATCTAATGTTGTTTATTACGTTAAATGAATTATCAAAGTCGATTGTATATTCTACAAGCCTATCGTTTAAAGAAGTCTTATAAGTGATGTTACTTGTTTTAACATTGATCGGTAAAACTTGTTCTTCTGTCGCAGTAATATTCGTCATCCAAACTTTTTCAGATAACATTAATTGTTTAAAAACCTCGTTATACTCCTCGCTTAAAAACCCACTACTTAAAGAAATAGATTCACTACCCGACACATTAAAATCTCTGTTAACGTGGGAGCTTTTACTATAAAGATTAAAGCTATTTCTTATGTTTGCTTTGTACGATTCTTTTTTAACAGTCATTTGTTCAACCGCCTTTTTAAAGAAGTACATATCTTGCAACGCTCCAAACTTATTTATAAAAGTTACTTTCTTTGGTTCGTATTTACACTCGCTTAAAACGTTAACGTTTATAGTTTCTATCTTGCCAACATTATTAGAAACTTCTATTTTGTCAACCTCTCCAATCTCAAACTCATTTAAGAAACTAATAATACAAGCATTCGGTTCATAGATCCCGCCTTGTCCTAAAATCCTATCGATATAATTTTCAAAGTTTACTTCTCCATTTACTGTAACGTACTTAATCTTATTAGCTGAATTATTGCTATTCGTATAAGACTGAGTACCCACTACAACCCCATTCTTATAGAAAGTAACAACTGGATCTTTTAATACGTTAACGGGAATACGAACAAGATTATCAGAGAGTCCAAATATCTGGCGGTTTGTAATCATGACAGAACTTGTATCAACATTAAAATCATTCTCTTCAAAATAAGAGTAACTATCAAAAGAAATAATTGCTGGGGGGTTTATGGTAGATAGTAAAACATTAGAGGAGTTATATGCTCTAATAACAAATTTAAACCATATTGATTTACCAGCATAATCCCCATTAAAAGTGATGTCTAAGAAATCTTTTATTAACTCCGAAACCTCATAGCTTACAGAAACACTTCCAGCAATTACGTATTTTTTTAAACTGTATTTAATAGTAGTTGTATCAGTTGCCAACCCTTCCCAGATATAAATATCTAATTCAGTATAAGAAGTATTAGGTATTGCGGTGCTTACGTAATGGGGGCTTCGTAAATTAATTGCCATTTTATTTTGTTTTTATATTGTCTTTTGTTGTTGTTTTTATTAAAGCCTCTACATCTAATCTAAATGCTTTTACAATGTCCTTATCTAAATTTTTAAACGCTTTCTTAAATGGCTTAGTAAAAAATAAACTTGGCTTGATCCCTCTGTTGTAAATGTTACCCGCAATAATATGAGCGATTGTTTTATAATTACCTTTTGTAAACTTTCCCTTTTTATCTCTTAATCTTACATTCTTTCTCTTTGCCCATTTCTCCAGACTTAAAACAAAATCTTTATAGTTTCCCGTTTTACCACTTCCGAAACGATACTTACTGTTTGGAGCTTGTTGTCCTTTTATCTTTGCGTTAGGCGAAACCTTTGAAGGGTCTTTACCTTTTACCCCAGCATCTTGGTAGATTCCATACTCCGCCATGATAAAGTCCAATCCGAAACTATTTTTACTTACGTTTAAATCGTATTTTAAACTCTTGTATAGTTTACCCGTATCTTTCTTTTTGCCTCTTGATAGATTGGCTCTTGCTTGGCTTATCACATACTTAGCAAAAGCATTTAGCTCCTCTTGTACATTCTTTAGCATATCAATATATCGTTGGGAATAAGCACATCAAACGACAAAGACCAACCCGCCATTTCATTTTCAAACCGATCATAGAAAGGCTCAAAAGTTGGATTCCCGTCTAACTGATATAAATCTTGATGTAATGTTCCGCCTCTTAATACTTGTACTAATTTATTTAATACCGCTAATTGCGTGTTTAATATATCTTGCTCGTTATTGTTACCGATGAAAATATCAAATACCTCATCCTTAGAAATGTTCACGATATCCATAGCTAAAACCGAAAGACTAAAGCGTAAAACATTATCATTATTATCTACATTCCCCACGATTATATGAGACAATGGAAAGATCGTTTGTTTACTTAAATCTATTTTAGTGATGTCTCCCGTTGTTACTGTTTTGACATTCACATCTGAAAGAAGTTGATTCTTTATTGTTTCCGTTACTTGATAAAATCCCTTCATTTAGAATTTGTTTTTAATTTGTTGTGCTTCTAATTCTGCTTTCTCTTTCTTAAATGATAGCATCGTAAAACATTGATGCACGTTTAGTTTAGTGATATCCTCAAGCCTTCTAATATTTCCGTCAGCGAGACTATAAATTGTTGAGAACCAGCTCCATTTGGAATTGAAGTTAGCTGATCTTGAATAGTCTTTATCTCCGCTTGATTGCTGGAAGAGAGAATCGTATGCTTCGACAATTCCAGTCCTAAACTGTAAAAAAAAAAAAGGCTTCCGAATGCACAACTCAATGGCATGTCTTTTAAAACCTCTGGATTCTTTACATTATACTCTTCAATGTTATACTTTCCTACTTTACTCGTTTTGATTGGTCGATACAAAACATTCATAGCCACATGCATCTGATCCCATTTACTTGCGTTGTTATCTAAGTCGATATACTCCCCTAAACTTAACTCGTCTAAGTCTGGGATAAAACCATATTCGATACCATTCATAGTAAATCTCTCTACGTGCTGAGGTGTTTTACTTAATAGATCATTTAAAATATCTATGATAGAAACAACGCTTGACATCTTTATCTTATAACTCTCAGATAAAGGAATTCCGCAGAATATCTCTATCATCTTAGCATCTAAAAAATTACCCTCTGGATTGCTTTCCGAGATCTTCAAATACTTTTGATACTGTCCTAAAGTGATCTCACTTAAAGACGTTGGAACATTTATTTCGATCTTCATATTTATATAATAGTATTTTGTTAATGTTTTATGAAAAAAGCCTTACAATTTTCATAAGCTTTGGTTAATAAATAAAAATCTTGGTGTGTTTTAGGTTTGGCAATTCTAATTTCTTTACCCGTTTTATGATGTATATAACATTCTATTGTTGCAATCATTTGAAGGTTATCCATTACCTAATATGATAGTTACCCTTGTTTGGGTTGTCTAAGTTATAAATGACATTGTAACGGATTCCGTCTATAGCATGATTCCAGTCGTCTAAATATAATTTTGAACCCTTATCTAAGTAAACATAATTATTTAGCTCTTTAGCTATATTATAGCTTTTTGTCTCAACTACTATTTCATAATCTTGCATGGTTGTAATTCCGCTTTCAATAGTTCCTTTTTTTACTGCTTTTATATTTACTCCTTTGAATTTCAAATCTGATATCAAACGCGGTTCAGAACTATCCGCAATAATTAATTTCTTTCCTACTTTATTAATAATTATCTGAGCTAATTCCGTTGTTCCTAAACCATTTTTATATAGATGTTCTTTAACGTATATTTTACGTTTGCTTTTATCTATTGCAACTTCTGTTATTGTATCTGGATCTACCGAAAACCCGAAGTCCATGCCAACCGAAGTTTGATGACCATCTGGATTAAATGCACCAAAAGACCAATTAGTAAATACAACGCCTTCCGCCTTATCTAACCATCCCCCTAAAATTTTATGCTTGTATTTATTTGGGTTTGTTTTTCTAATATTTTCGATATTGTTTATAAATGATTCGGGTAAGTTTAAACGATTATCTAAGTAAGTTGTATGAATGTAGCAAGTATCCCCTAACTCTCCGTTAAAACCCTCCTCTATTCCTTTAGTCTCAAAGAAACGTTTATAGATCCAATGTTCTTTTGTAGTTGGGTTTAAGATTAGTATAATTCTATTTTGTTCTTCGTTACTTCTTATAGATAAATCAATAGTATCAAATTCATTTTCATCAACCATTTCCTCCGCCTCATCAAGTACCCAAGTTGAGATCCCTTGTAAGGATTTTAAGTTTGCGGTTTGATTACCAGCTGAGGTCTTTATCCCTCTGAATATTATTCTACTATTAGTTATTGTATTTGTAATCTCTTTTCTGTTTACATCAAAATAATCATTCGATTCTAATAGCTCAATCTTCTCTTTAAATTCTGGTATAATAGACAACTCAGCAGATGTCATAGTATAACGAGTATATAAACAATTGTAACCAAGTTTAAAAGTATTAGTAGCCTCTATTAATGTAGTACTAAAAGACTTGGACGAACCTCTTCCCCCCGTTACAATATAATATCTTGCTTTGGAATTTCTTAAGGGTTCAAACCTATGGTTTATTTTTAGCTCACTCATTTACATTACTCAGACTTTACAAATTTTATTATTGGTATATTAATCATCTCTCCGTTTGTTGTAATATCAACGCTATCTTTTGGTTTACCTATGTAATACTCTAAGAAGAGTTTACCAGCTTGAATATCTTTATCTTTAATAGCTTTAATCTTTATCATGTTAATTACATCAATAACATCTTGCTTATCTGAGGCTTCTTCTAATGCTTTACGATATTCGTTTTTACGCTTATCTATTGTTCCTTCTTTGGCTTTGGTACTGTGACCTTTATTGCCATTATTTTTTCTATTATCCATTTCTAAAAGGTTCTAACTATTTGATTATCTATAAGTATATAATAGATTATTACTCAGTTTTTATTTCTTCTTCTTGAATTTCTTCTTGAGTCTTTTGAATTGCTTGAACAATTGCTTGAATCTCTAAGGCTAATTTATAAGTCATCTTCTCCAATAATACTATCCTTTCGTTTACTGTGAATTTTTTATTTTTCATTATTAAAATTATATTTATAATTATATCTTTCTACTTCGACCTTTTGATTCATGATTACATTCATTCCATTTAGATGGCTATCAGTTGGAACAAAGTAATTCCATTTACTATACGATGAGGATGCTAAATAATAGAAGAAAAAGATTGCTCTCTTGCCCGTATCCTTTTCATAAATTACTGTTGCGGTATGATCACTTGTAGGGATTATTTCTTGTACTTTAAAAGTTTCATTGTTGAAGTTATTCGCTCTATTATTATTAGAGTATCTATCACAAACTTTATTGGTAAATATTTTTAATTCTTTAGCTACTTGTTTATTCATCTTTTAGCTTATTGTCTAATTGCTCAATCCATAATCTTAGTATTCTTTTATTGCAAGTACATGGTTCGCTATACTTATGAGAATAATGTCTTGAATGTAAAAGGCACATTAATTTAAAATCATCGTTAGACATCTTGGTAGTTATTCTAAGCCTTGTTTGTTTCCAGAGTTTTATATCTTCTTTCATATTAAACTTTTTAGGCTTATTAAATGTCACAACACCATATAGGAGTTAAGTCCCCTAAAGCATATTTTCCAATTACATTATAATTTAAATGATCAAAAGCATCTTGCGTATTCATACCCTCTTGATCAATAAGTATTTCTAAACCAATTGATACTGAATATATCAACCTTGATGAATTATGTTCAAGACCCAATACTGCATCGTCAAAACCTTCTGCGATTAATAGGTCTTGATCTGTGTCTTCTAATATTCTTTTTAAAATTCCTTCTTCTCTATATAACATTATTTTCTTTTTTAATTCGGTTAGTTTCATATTGTCTTTGTTTGTTATTACCATAGTTCAATGTCGTTTAGTTCTTGTTGTCTCTGATCACATCCGCAATCGTCTCCCCATATCTTTTTAACTAAATACTTTATACCAGAGTAATATGTTATCCTTTCTATTAAGTCTCCTAATTTCATAACTTGGTTTTTAAATGCTTCTTTACTTTTCGATAGGTGTTGTAAATAGAATGATAAGAGATATTTGTTTGGTTAGATAATTTTGTCATTGAGCAATCAACTCCTTCCACTAAATTGTAAATCTTTTTATCATACCAGTGCAATTTATCTAACTCATCTAATACAATTTCGTTAGGTGTATCATAGTCTACATATTCATCTGCTTCAATATTATATACTAAGTCAATAGATATTTTATTCTCTTTGTTCTGTTTGTTTTTAAACTGGAGAAATGATGTTTTAAGAGTTAGATATATGTAGTAATAATTTACCCCTTCGTCCCCGTAGGATATGTTTAAACCTTTATTAAGCATCGTTCCAATTATGAGATACATTTTACCTACTATATCTTCAGCCTCTTCTTGAGTACATCCAAACTTTAGGGTAGTATTTATCCATTTATTATGAGAACTATATATCTTTTCTAACATCTTTTAAATTGGTTTAAACGCAAATAGGAATACACCTTATGAGAAAGGTGTTTTAATTTAATCCGATACGTTTTTTGTGTAGCACTTGTCCGATGAGAACGGAATAAATGTACGGTATGTATTATTTAATACCGCACACTTTATTAACATAAGTAATTGAGTTACTTACAATATTGTTTGTTTACTTATTAATCTTCTATTTCTGTAAACTCTGCATGTTCTTTACATTCTTTACAAAGGTCTGTACTATGATGCCATCTTTCAGCACCGCAACAATCTGATTGTTCCATATTTATTTATTTAGTTATTATTATAACATACTACCAGTATAGCAATCGCGAGAGCAATATGTTTTATCTTCTTTTATTGGTGTACCGCACTCAGTACATTTGTTTTCTAAGTCGTTATCTGGGTCTAAGTAATCATACCATTCCATAGTGTAAATTTTTTATTATTTAAAAGGGTAGTTGTTCACTAAACTCAAAAGCTTCATTTGATGTTAATGATGGTAATATCTCTTCAGTCTCTGGTAAGTATTCGTAATCAAAATTTATAGGGTTGTGTTTTCGTACTAAGTATTGAATTACGTTTATGTGAATATCATCCCCTTGTATAATGTTTATTGTTGTTACAAGCCATTCGATAATTAACTCGTTATATAAATCCGTTCGTGATCCCCCAGTATGTTTGTTTCTTACATCTTCAACGATAATATTATTTTTATGAGTATCTTTCACTCTATGTATGACCCATGTAAAACTCGCCTTGTTTAACCACCAGCCTCCTTCGGCATCGTAAGAAGTAATAATTCTATCTGGGTTTCTTTGTGCTGAGATGTTTGGGTGTTGTGATACGTAAACGGTACAATACTTTTCAGTAAACCTTAGTACTTTTCTTGCAGTCTCAACACCATCCGCATACCCGTTACCCGTATTGGCAAAACCACTTTGAAAAGAGTTAGCTGGATCTAATACTAAAGCATGAACTTTTGTTCCATTTTCTATTAAAAATTTTGTAGTATCTAATGCATCTTTAATAGTTTCGACATCTAAGAAAATAAAATGTGCATCTATCCATTTACTTGCTTTATTATATAACTTCGGATTAGTATTTTTTATAATATTTGCATGTTCTCCTAAAAAGTAATTTAGATAATTCAACTTCTGTCCCCAATCAGAATTTTCTTGGAAGGCACAAACCCAAACAAGATCAGATACTATCGAATGCATGATTTGGATAGCTTGATTAATAGTTGTTTTTCCCCCTCCTTTTTTTCCCGTTAGTGCATATAGCTCATTCTCTTTACAAACGAAATGCTCATCGAAACAAGGAATTCCAATTTCATAACCTTTTTTAATATCCCCATTGAAAAAGTCTTGTATAGTTTTATTAATTCCTTTTGGATTAACAATGAACTTATTAAAATCTTTCTCTTCTTCTGGTGCGTTTGGTGTTTCGTCTAAGTTGAACATTCTATGAGTGTGTTAATAGTACTTCGTTAATGTTTTTATTTAATTGAGATGATACATACTCAAAGGAATACGTCTCTTTAAATTCATTGTATAGCTTTACAGTTTCTAATTGCTCTTCTTTGGTTTTGTCTTTAAGTAGTTTGTTCCATTGGTTCTCTTGTAGGTCTTTAACGAAAGCGGTGTAATAAGCATCTAATGGATAGCTTAATTTATTAGATACATTTAATAAGATATTAGAATCGAAAATCGTAGAGCCATGAAAACGAATCTCTTGGGTTAAAAAGTTTATAAATAACTTAGCAAATAACTTGTTGTTAGAGACGTTGTTTTTTTCTATTCGATTGATCATACCAAGAACACTTTTAAGTGCATTAAAATCATTCGCATTAGGTTTAAAATGCTTATACTCTCCGTTCTTATCGGGAGACAATCTCCATAGTAATTTGTCCCCAGCTTTTTTAACATTCCAGAACTCTTTTTCTGTGGCTAATTTCTTTTTAGACATATTTTAATTTTTTTAAAGGCGGTTGTACTTTAGATATATTGTTTTTCTTAATCCAATTATTAAAATGTGATTTAAACTCTGGAAGACTTTCTTTTTGTTCTTGTATTGATATGCAATGCAGTTCAAAGTCTTTTAAGTATTTAGATGCAGTTGCGAGGTTTGTTCTTGATTGCATTGCAAATACTTCTAAAAATTGCATATCGTTTAAACAATTTTTTAAATACTGTTTATTATTAATAATAACATTATCATTTACATTATCATTTACAGTTGGATTTGTTGAGCTTTGTTTAACACTTTCAACACTTGTTGATTTTGTTGAACTTTGTTTACTTTTCTTTAACGCTCGTATTTCTGCTGATCGTTTACCAGCCTCACTTCTTTTGCCTTTAACATCTTGAAACTTTTGTAAATCTCTTTTTAATTGTCTTTTGATTGGTTTCCATGCAGTCATAATCAATCTGTCCTCTAAAACTGGGTTTAAATCGTTTACATATTCCAATAGATGATTAAATAATATTCCTTTTTCTTCATTGGTTAAATGATCTATATTATGTATTAGGTCGCAATACAAAACGAATGATTTTTTATTCTCTGCCATATCTTTATTTTTAAACTGCTATTAATCTTTTTTTAAGAAACATGATCTTAACTTCTAAAAGTTGTATTTTGTTTTCAATATCTTCCTTGTTCTTTAAGTGATTAAAATTAGATTCTAACTCTTCATAATTATGTCTAAATTCAAAATCACTTTGGCAAACACTATCAAAAATCTTTATATAATGGATAACAGTTGCGTGATCTTTTCCTAATAATCTTCCTATTTCTGTATATCCCATTTTAAAGTATGTTCGACATATCTTAGCAAAGGCAATCCGTCCGTTTACATAATGTCGTTTTCGTGATAAATTTGTTAAATCTGTATCGTAAATTGTTTTTATGTGTTGTTTTAATTCATTTATTAACTGCATACTTATTCTGGTAAATTGTTTTTAATTTTGTTTTGATAATACTTTCTAATTTCAATCAGCTCTTGCCGATCCCACTTGTGATTAATCCGATGGTCTAACTCTGCAAGTCTGTTAATCTCTTCAAAGTTTTCTTTCCCTATTATTTTAGGTAAATTAACTCGGTACTCGCCTTCATTCCCCTCTCTTCTTATATTGCATTTTATACACTGTCCGTTAATGTTAAATTCATGAAATTTAATAGTAGCGAATAGCTCAGCCTTATACAGATGACCAGCTTGATGCTCTGAGTGATATGGTGCTTTACAACTTATGCAAGGCTTATTTTTATCTCTTAGTCTGATGTACTTATGACAAACATTTTTTACAGATTCTAAAAGCGTTGTAAGACTATTTCTGTCTTTGCGTTCCTTCTTATATTGTTGGAATTCTTTTCTTGGTTTAGTTGCTTGTAGCGTTGCTTTCTGTAATTCTATGCGTCCGCGTTCGTCATTAATTAACCAATCACATCGACATGAGTCGCACAATCCGAACTTTCTGTATAGTGTTTCTTTACCGCAACTCTTAAATCCTTTTGCCTTTCCAATTCCTTTGCACTTCTTCGGTTTTGTTTCTATCATATATCTTTAAAAAACCAGCCTATCCACTAAAATAAGCTGGTAAAACAACCAACATTTAAAAAGGTAAATCATTCGCTTGATCTGGTGCATCTAATTGCTCTACACTCCAGCCAGAAATAGAGTTAAAATACTTTGCTTCGCCTTGTGGATTAATCCATTCTCTACCCCCTAAATTGATAGATACTTTGACATGATTACCAACCTCAAATTTTTCTAATAAATCAATCTTATCCTTTACAAAATCAATAGCAATATCTTGAGGGTATTGATCCTCTGTTGTAACTACTAATTGTCTTTTTGTGAAACCACTCCCAAAGGTTTGGGTTTCTCCTAATACTTTAATCTTTCCGCTTACTTCCATTTTCTTATTTATTTAATTAATTATTCGTTTTTTAGTATTGATATTTCACTTTTCATTGAAATAGAAACCCCCCTTGCAGATTCTAAAATTTTACGGGTCATGCGTAACTCTGGAACTTTATTATCTGCCTTTGTTACCGCTTTAGCGTTGCTGGTTGTTTCGTTATAAACAATTCTATTCCATTCATTAAATGCCTCTATATTGTGCTTTGTTAAATAATATATATTACAAGACAATTCACGTTGCATTATTCTGAGGTTCTCAGTACTTTGCCATGTACCCGATTCATACAACTCTATTAATTCAGTTATTTTATTTAAAACTTCAATCATTATGTTTATAGATATAATCTTGTTTAATCTCTTGTAGTTTCTTAATACTTTTAACTATATTTTTAAACTTATCATCCTCTTTATAAAGCTTGTTTGTGTCTGGAATCACTTTGTAACTAATTAACTCGGTCACTTGGTTTAAATAGTCTTCTAAATCAGTAACAAACTCAGCTTGTACTTTAAAGGTTGTATTAATTGAGATGATAGTATCTTTAAGAAGTTCCATTTAGTTGCGTTTTTAACTGATCTTTTAATCCAAGTAATTGCAATTGTTCCGTTCTCGCTAAACCTTTGTAAACTGTTTGAAGTTGTTGTAAATTTTTACACTTTCTTAGCTTTTGATCTGGTGTGATTACTACGTGCTTTTGCTCTCCTCCAGCGTCCGTATCTTTATCGGTTACAAGACATAATAAACTACTTAAAGAATACCTTCTTATGTAAGAAGTTGCAGATCCTAAAACTTGAAATTCATTCATCTTAGCTAATGATACATTTTGAGGAATATCTGTAACACTTTCAATTCTTTCTCCACTTTCAACATGGAAAACTATTGTTTTAATGCTTTTAGATTCCATTAATTGGGTAAATCCTAAGCCATTAGATTTAAGGAGCGGATTAATAACCTCAAAGATTGCTGGTAGGTCTGCATAAGAGTAACCATAGCCTTTTGTCCCTTTGTGAATTACGGGGACTTCTTGTTGGAAGTTTGCCAACGCTTTAAATAAGTTTTTCATTTTCTTTATCTTTTAGTTTGGTTAATATTTATTGTTTTCTATTCTTATAATCATCTATAAAATCTTGTGCTTTTTCTATCTTTATTTTACTAAAGGCTTTTTGATGCTTTATTATGTAAAGGCTTTTAATAAATTTAGAATCGTCTTCTTTGGTTTTCATGCCTTGATCCATTAATTCATATATGTAATAGATTAAGAAGAGGCTAACTAAAAATATAATCAGCATAATAATAGATAGTTTCATAGATTGATTTTTTATTTAGTAAATAATGCTTTGATCATTTTGTCCATAGCGATCTTATTACTTTTGTTTATTTTCTTTTTTTTTGACGTGCCTAATATTTTTCTTGCATGTTCTTTCCCATCCTCTGAAAGAGAATCAAGCTGAAAAATAATATGGTGATCTAAAGCTGTCATTTTGTTAGGTTGTAAAAATCAGAGAACAGATTAAACTCTGATTTTTAAGTGATACACGGGTTGAACGTATTCCGTTTTTATTTTTCTTGTAATACTTTTATTAATGCGTTTAATTTATCCTTTCCTATCTCTCTATAAATTCCAATTAAAAGGATTATTAGTTCTTGGTTTTTTTTATTGTCAACTGTTACGTTTGTTCCTTGTCTTATTTGTGATAGATATTGTAAGCTTATGTTACCCTTTTTAGCCACTTCTTTGTGTTTACCAACTTCTTCGGAGACCATTTTTAATTCGTCTCTTAGAGCATTTACTTTTAGCATATTTTAATCCTTTTTAAAATTTAATTTCTTTTATTTAAAAACCGTATTCAGTTTTAAAAACTTTAATAAAACGCAATTCGCTTTTTTTATCTGTTTCCATTTCATACGCTAAATCATGTAAACCATAATCGTTCGCGGTTTTAATTAATTCATCAGATTGATTATAGATATGTTCGTAATCAAAATTTATTTTATCGAATGATTCACGTATTAATCTTGTTACTATTTCTTTACTTTCTTTAGTTGCGAGTATTGTAGCCATTGACGTATGTATTAAATGTTTTTAGTTGATGTGGTTTAGTTGTTATTTTGTAGTATCTGTTTCCCACTTTTCTCGATACTTCTTTTTGTTGTTCAATTGATAAAGCCTTGTATTCTACGTCATAAATTGATCTTGAAACAAAGTTTAACGAGTAGATAATTTTCTCTGCATTCATAATTTTTAGTTTACTTGTTGATAGTTAAGTTTTTACATATCGTATTTATTAACATTAACCCCGTAATTATTAGTGTATTACAGTAATAAAGTCGTTCTTTGTGTATGTAACTTATACAAATATATATACATTGTATGTAAAAAACAAATATTTACATACAATTTAAACTAAATAAATCTCAAGTAGTTGATTTACAGTAATATAGAAATAAAGAGAATTCGTAAAAATAATGGCTTAACTCAGAAAAGTTTCGCGAATTCATTAGGTGTTACCATTAATTCTGTTCAAAAATGGGAAAGCGGAGATAGAACACCAACAAAAGAAATGTGGTTTTTTATAAGATCATTATACAATATTGATATTAGTGATGAAAAAAAACCAAAAGAGGAGTTTAAAGGATCTTT